ATCATCAATTTCTGCTCATATATATACCAGTTTGCCTATTATATATGATGATAGTGCCGTATATGTTATATATTATACGTTATTCTTCTTCATAGATATATATGTTTTCATATATTGTGCTAAATTATTGTCAAAGCCATCGTCATAATGTTCCGATATTGCTTTGTTAATTGCTTTCTCTAATATACGATTATGATATGGTACTATCTTTCTGAATGCCGTCCTCCTAATCCATGTCACAAACTTATGGAATGGATTACCTGTCTGTATATCCTCATATTCCTTTAAGAAGTTGTAATGGGTGATTATGCTCGATATAAGGGGATATACACTACTATGCGTCAACTTACTTATCTTAAACTCCGCATATCTCCTATATTTATTCTCGTCTAACCATTGGTCTAATTCGTCACTCATATGTCTATATCTTTCTCTATATATGTCTACACTTATATGTTTAGTATATATGTCTATATATATGCCTAAATAATATGTCTATCAATATGCCTAGCTTATATGTCTACATATATGCCTAATGTATATGTCTGTATATATGTCTAATGTATATCTCTACATATATGTTTAGGGTATATGTTTAGTTATATGTCTATTATATATGTTTATTTTCTCTTATATATAGGATTTCTCAATAAAATTCACAATATATCTCTATTTTTATGTATAAAATCAGTTTTCACGCGCGTATACGTGGGAAAAAATATATTTTTATCACGCGTGAAAGCATGACTTTTTACACTAATAAATATACGCCATTTCTGCAATAATAAAAACAATATCAGTAAATGACTAAAAATATGCTATAAAAATCGGTTATATATTTTATATAGTATGTTATATGAAATGTATTATATGTTATAGTGTGTAATGTATATATAGTGTATTATGTGTTTTATATACTGGAGTGTGTGTTTATGTATATGTATATAGTAGAGTTTTATATATGTTTAGTTAGTGTTATATATTATATTTTTCTTATTGTTTACGGCAGAAATATGAGATGATTTGTATAGCATAGAAAACCCCTACAATCGTTTCTATTCTAAATTGTGTGAATAGTTGTTTTAGAAGAGATGTAAGATTGTAGGGGTATTAGAGGAGTTATAATGGTGTGTTATTATAGTTTACTTAATTCTTCTTGGCAGAATGATGATGGTATTTTCATATATCCATCTTTATGAACTACATCTTGTCCTTCTTTAGAATATATAAATCTAATGAATTCTTCTACCAATGGATCTAATTTTTGGTTAGGTTGTTTATTAACATATAGGTATAGAAATCTTCCTAATGGGTATTTACCGTTTAATACATTTGTTTCGCTTGTATCATAGTATTTACCTTTTTCTTTTCCTAACGGCACAATCTTTACACTTGATGTTATATATCCCATTCCACTATATCCAATACCATTCTTATCGTTTGATACACCTTGAACAACAGATGCTGATCCGGGCTGTTCTTTTACAGTGTTCTTAAAATCTCCACCATCTAATACTACCTTCTTAAAGAAACCATATGTTCCAGACGCAGAGTTTCTACCATATAAACTTACTAATCCAAGATTAACACCTACTTTATTCCATGTGTTTATATCTTCTGGATATTCTTTTCTTCTTGTTGACGAAAATATTGCATCTGCTTCTTGTAACGTCAAACCTTCTATTGGATTGTCCTTATTTACAAAGATAGCTAACGCATCTAATGCTACTTTAAACTGTGTTGGTTTATATCCAAACTTACTTTCAAACTTATCTATCTCTGTACTCTTCATAGCTCTGCTCATTGGAGCAAACTGTGCTGTATTCTCAATCAAGGCAGGTGGAGCGGTTGATGAACCCTTACCTTCAATAGATATTCTTACTGTTGGATGAAACCTCTGAAACGATTCTAGCCATAATGCCATCATATTATTCATAGTGTCTGAACCGATACTACCGGCACTACCTGTTACAGGTTTTGATGATTGATATGTTTTATAATCCTCTGCTGATGTGATACCAGTAGATAAAAGTAAACAAATTATTGTTAGTATGTTTCTCATTGTAACCTCCTTTAAAATAGTTTAATAAATCCTTTAACATTGTATTCTTTCTTTTTCTGTTGTAGCTCTATGTTTAATCTTTTCTGTCCCAAGAAGTTCTTTACCTTGAACTTCCAATAGTTATTACTTGGTGCATCTACCCAACCTTCCTTAGCGAATTCTAAGGTGTAGTTAGTATACTTGAGTGCTATGATAGGATAACCGGTTCCCTTTGTTCTGTTATATGTTCCACCAACATAGAAATCAAATGTTTTATGAAACTTCTCTATACTGTTTTCTACTGATGTTGCCATTCTTCTTACGTCTTGTTCACTTTCAATCAGTGCCCACTCCCACTTTGGTGTTTCAGCAAAAACCGAAGTTGAAACTAATAATACTAATGTTACAATAAACTTCTTCATGTTACAATCTCCTTTATTATGTGACAAAAAAATACCACCGACAATAAATAATCGGTGGTATCTTACAGAATGGTTACTAAATGGTTACATTATGGTTACCATTGATGTATAGCGTTTGATACGATAGCAACTATAGCTATTAACTCAGCTATAAGATAAAATAATCTCATATAACAACACGCATCACTTTGTTTTTCATCATCTGGATTACATTTATCACCCAATGCTTTGCAAATAGTTTCTACGTATTTATTCATCTTTTATTTTCATTGGGGCTATAATCAAACACCCATCTTTTTTTTGTTTCTACTTCGCATTTGCTTTGTAGTTTTTTATCTTCTATGTGTGTAAAATTTTGCTCATAACACTCAATATAACAATCATCAAAGAGCTGGCGTAATTCCGCAGCTTCATTCAGCAATCTATGCTTATAACTTTCGTCTTCTGCTTCTTCTGCCCACTCTGGATACCATTCAAAACCTCTTTGCCCCCAATTACGTAAAATATCAACAGCGTATTTTTCTTTCTTGTGTTTTGTGGCATCGTAAAATTCATCAACAAAGTTATAATTATTACCTTTCAGATATTGGCCAGTCTTACCGTTTTTTACTACAAAAACCCGATTAGTGTTTGCTTCACTCATAAAAATCTCCTTTCAAATTTGTTTTATGATTTTTTACATTATGGTTTATTATTATTTCTTTCTAAATTAATGCTTTCTTCAATTAAAGGTTGATAAGAGTCATTAAGTTCTATTCCAATCCAGTTTCTTTCCATATTATCACATACAGCAGCTGTTGTTCCACTGCCCATAAAAGGATCTAACACAACATCTCCCTTATCAGTTAACCATTTTATAAAATATCTTGGCAAATCGTGATGAAATGGTGCTGGATGTTTGTTTTGTGGCTTACCTCTTAAAGCTCCGCAGTTATTAAATTCAAAAACAGTTTTGGGTATTTTACCTTTTGGATTAACATCTCTCATCTTTCCTTTTAATTCCTCTACTATTCCATTTGTTGCAACCGTATCATTATCATATACTTGAGACTTATACCTTTTCTTACTTATTTCTGCATAAGGTTCTCTAATCTCATCTATATTTGATTTAAAATCTTCATTCTTCATTGTATATCCTTCACCTCTCGCTTTTTTCTTTTTACGACAAAAGTGAAATATATACTCAATCTTATCATTTAGTCTTCTCGGTCCGCCAGTTGGTATACCACTCTTTTGAGACCATATATATCTATCGTGTAATGATAGTCCTGTCTCTTTCTCTATCAAACATAAAAGTTCATATACGTATATGCTTCTCTTACCACCTATTATTTTATCATTAATGTTTAGTATAAAACTTCCAGTGGGTTTTAGAAATCGTGCAGCTTCTTCTGCTAATGTCAAAAACCAACGAGGATAATTATCGGGATGAAATATAGGCACTTCATTACCATAAGATAGTGTATCAGCGTAAGGTGGTGATGTTACTATTAAATCAACATAATCATCTGGTATATTTTTTACCACTTCCATGCAATCGCCAAAATATGTCTTATTTAAATCCATTCAACTCTCCTTTTTATTATACATATAATATAAGTAATCTTTTCTAAAAAGTCAAATATTTTTTTGCTTATTATAAGGATAATATTTTTGTTATGCACTAATCTTAGCATATTGCTGAATATAGTCACACAGTTCAATGTGTTGACAATCAATATTTGTTCTCATATAGTTTTCAAGATTATTGTTTAAACTGTTGACTATATTAATAAAATAGCAACTGAGACTTTTATTGTTCATATTGACTATTTCCCAATTATTTTCCTTGCCAGGAGGAATATCAAACATGGATATAATCGGTAAACCTTTTATACTTTTTACAGTTTCTTTTTTAACATAGCATATAATTAGATCACATAATTCAGCATTATGCTCGTGTGCTTCAAAATTAGAGGCAAAATATTCTAACTCTATTCTTAATACTTTACCATTATATGTTTCTGCAATAATATCTGGAAAACGAGTATTAGATTTATGGATTTTTTTCAACCCAAATAAAGAAAAATTTTCATTAAACCAATGATGAAATTGATCTTCATTATAAAAAGTTAAGTTATCAAAATGACTAGGGGTGTAAATACTACACCCTTCTTTTAATAATTTTTCTTTCTTTAATATTTTTTCTTCTTTTACTGCAATTTCACGACATTCTGTAGAACAAAACCTCTTGTTTACTGCTCTTGCAGTATACTCCTTACCGCAATTTTTACAACATCTTTTTTCTTCAAAAGGACCGGTTTTTACATAACTGTTGTTTTTCTTCCAATACTCTTCTCCACACTTTTTATTGCAATATTTTTGATGTACTGCTATTGGAGTATATACACTATTGCAATGAATACAAACTCTAGGTGATCTATCCCAATCAGATCTTTTACGTTTACCTTCATGCCACTCTTTTCTTTGTTTTTTTTGGCATTCGCGCGAACAACTAAGTTTAGTTGAATTACTTGTTGTAAAATTTTTATTGCAAACTACACAAACTTTATCGTGATAAACTTTTTCATACGTCATTTTACCCCATTTCACTCATCTTTGTCTATTCTTTTCCTCTCCAAATATATAACCGTAACGTAAAGAACAACTATCCATACAAATAATGATACTAAATCTACTAAATCTTCCATTATTCTAATACCAAATCTTCTACTATACTGTGCAATATAATCTCACTAACTAACTCTACTACACCGTAATTGTGACTATCAATGTGAATAAACTTATTTCTTCTATTCTCTGGTATAATAGGTTCTCCATTCATACCAAATATAGATAAGGTGTTAGCCTTTATTTCTTGTGCATACATTAATCCCTTAGCTATATTAGCAGACTTACCACTGGATGATACTGCTACAACATAATCATACATACCTAACTTATTCATCTCTAACCACTTTGAATATATATTATCATATCCGTAGTCATTACCCAACGCCGTAATCATTGAAGTATTACTTAATGTATGTGCTCTTATCTTACAACGCTTATTCAAATCAGTTGAGATATGTTCACAAATAGATAAACTACCACCATTACCTATAAGATATATATTTGTCTTCCAAGTATGTGTTTGGAATTCTGTTTTCCAATGTTCTTTTATTTGTTGTAGTTTATTCTCATCAATAAGTTCTACGTTTCTATTAATATCTCTGAGATATGATTGTATATTATGTTTCATGCCAACGCTACTGCCTCCTTTGGAAATGATGTATATGCATTGTTCTCATTCAATAAAGTAAATGTATTATTATATTCGTTGTGCAATGTATACTTTTCTTTCTTCTTTGCACCCGCCACAATTACTCTCTTACCCTTGTCTACCTCTATATTCGGCTGTCTATCTTCGGGTATACTATCCCACTTATAATACTTCGTTCCATAATATTCCTTATATATAACTTCTTCCATTTATTCTTCTACTTTCTGCCAACATATATCATCATCTGGCTCTTCATCTATATATCTGGAACCGCATTCCTGTTCAGCCCACATATCCATTACTTCTGGATGTGCTAAAACCCATTGTCTAAACTCATTCCAAGACATAGGTTCATGATAATATCCATCTTCTGTCATTTGGCGATGATATTTTAAAGCTTCTATTTTGTCTTTCATTTCCATATGATGTTTTTCAGCATCAACTATATCTATAGCTAAGCCTCCATTAATCACCATCTGTTCTTGAACTTCTTTATGAATGATTTTAGGTTCTAATCCACCATACATAAACTCCAAAGAATTATTATTAACATTTAATGTATCAGAGTTACCATAAAAGAACTTTTCTATTTTAATTCTTTTACGCCGTTTAGTCGTCATAGCTAATTAACCTTATCTTACCTTTCTCATACTTATAAGGAGTTGTTCCGGGTGTTTCTAATATATCAATGTAATTTACATATCTAGGGTTCATAGTATCTCTTACTTGGTAGATGCCGGATTTACTACCAGCATCTACCCATATATAATCGCCATAATCTAAGAAACCACCCCAACGTTTCAACATATTTCTAGCTACCGCTACATATCTATATTGACTTGCTTTGTTGATTGAAAACCTTGTTCCATCCGCTGTAATATTAGGAGTACTATCTGTTTGTTCTGGAACTGGATGATACATGGTTACAGTAACATCATAGATATTATCTTCATACTCTCTAATCTTTTCATTGGAATCAGCTACTTGTTTCTCTAAAAAGTCAATATGTTCTCTCATATCATCTATAATAGAGTTTGATGCAAATATATGTTGTCTTTCTATTTTAATGTCTTCCTGTAAAGATGTTATTTCCTTTTGTAATACATCTATCTCTACTCTCTTATTTACATAAAATGAAACCAATATACATGAAATAACAAATATAGCTATAGTTTTCAATACTTCTTTCACCATCATTCTCCTTCTTTCATGGTAAACTCAGCATCCTCTGATGAATTTCTTTTAATAAATGTTACTTTTCCATCACTTACAAGCTTCAATATATCACCTGTTCTGTAGTTTGCAAATGATAAGTTACCTATGTAATGTATAAAACCATTTGAACTAGCATAATCAACAAAATGATCCCATTTTTGTTTCTGATCTTCTGTTATACTATTCATCAATCTCTACCGTGAATGTATCACCTTGTTGAATTCTATCAATAAGATCCAAACCCTTTGTTATCATACCAAAACAAGTGTGATTGCCATCTAAATGTTGTGTAGCTGATCTATCATGTACGATAAAGAATTGCGAACCACCAGTATCTCTACCTGCATGTGCCATTGATAATACACCACGATTATGATACTGTTTTGGGGCAGTTACTTCACACTTAATAGTATATCCAGGACCACCTTGTCCATTGCCATGCGGACAACCACCTTGCGTAACAAATCCGGGTATAACTCTGTGAAAATTAAGATTATTATAAAAACCTTTTTTAGCTAACTTAATAAAGTTTTGTGTAGTTATTGGTGTTTCTTCATCATAAAGTGTAAACTCTAAATCACCATGTTTAGTTGTGAACCTACCTGTTGTAGCCATAATATAAACCTTTCTTTAAATGTGTATATATAAAATAACAAAATCCGCCCTAAAAGTCAAGGCGGATTTTGCTTTTTTTGTAACTTTATTTGCTTATTACCAGCTCTTTGTAACTACAAGATATGGCTTTTCTGTGTCTGGATTGTAAATAAATGATGCAGTATAACGTGACATCCATCCACGGCGACGATCTTCGCCACCCTTGGGAGAATAAGTAAAACCTACGTTCACTGGTGCAAAATCACCAGATTCAGCATAAGCTCCATCACCAACACCAACAAACAAATCATAGTCACCAAGACCATAACCAAGTTCTACATATGTGTCACCCTCAATTGTTGCTGACTTAACAATTCTATTCAAAGAAATACCAACGCCAGCAAAATTAGTAGATAACCCTACTTCAATATCATGACTATCAATGTCTAACAATGTGCCATCATAAAACTGTGACACAACACTCAAACTACCAATCTCACCTAACTCTTGTGTTAGAGAGAAATCAATCTCAGAGAAATCACCTGTAATTGGTAGATGATTCCATATACCGAAGCTGGTACTGCCAAGATTGTTATCAGCTAGGGGAATTGTAAGTGATGATTGTACAGCAATTGCATCATCAACTGGTTTACCTCTATAGATATGTCTATTCAAGGCTGTGACATCCAAATCGGCTGCTACAGCTGAAGTGGTTGCGAATGTGGATAAAGCGATTAGTAATGAACATAAAATCTTTCTCATCTTATTACTCTCTTTCTTAGTTGTTTTCTAAATCAGTTAACTTTACTTCTATGATTTTCGACTTTGAAGCACTGACTACTGTAAAATCCGATTCGCCTTCTAACAACTTATGCACCTGTGCTTCCGCATAAGTGGCGCTATCTGCTGAAACCAAATATGTTTCCTTATACTTCTTTGGTTTAGCCTTACCTGTGTCCTGTTCAAATTCAACAACCGTTGTCCAAAACTCAGCCATTCTTCACTTCCTTTCTTGCCATTTTTAGGCGTTTCTTTTGTTTATAGAACTTTCTAGTCTTTCTAGAATCGTTCTTAACAACTGCAGGTTCATCTTTCACCTCTTGCTTTTGTGGCTTTTCAACATCTCTTACCTTTTCTTTCCATTCAGATTTTGATGTGTATTGCCATCCCTGCGAAAGAAACCCTTGTACATCCACCTCTTTTACTCTACGAATAGTCGTAGTTTCCCCTTTTACTATCTTCATCGTCTTCATTGGCTTTTGCCTCCAACTTTCCTATTGACTTATATCTCTCAACATATTGATAATAAAAAGTGTGTTTCTCTTCACCAACCTTGATAACCTTTGAATTACATTTTTGACACCTATACTCTATGATAGGTTTTATTGTATATTTACTACAAAAACCACACTTCCAATACCAATCGTCTTTTATATACTTACCTAAGTTCATTGAAGAATATATTAAGTCCTTATTCTTCAATACTTCTATATTTATAGCTTTCTTATATTCTTCTACATAACCCTTACCTATATTATTAGCCCTTTCTAAATTTATCATATATTTACCTCACAATCTAACTATCTCTTACTCCTTCTAAGTTACCAACAGGTGGTGGTTGAGGTGATGGCACCTGTTGTGCATTTTGTTTTTCTTCTTCTTGTAAGAGAAGATTCATAATATTTCTTATCGTAGAGGCTGAAATCTTATCACTAATATTCAACACATAAACTCCATTATCCTCATTGTGGATAAATGTCTTAATAATTCTTTGCATATAAAACTCCTTATGTTATTTCTTCAACTGCATCTATACAACGTATTCTAACCGATATTATCCCACCACCTGCTGATCTCAAACTATACCACCCAGACCATTCTGGTTTCATACCATTAACATTTATATCATTTACCATTTCTTGTAAAAATTGTTCTCTTGGTATAGGGGATATAATATCTATTGATACTCCATTAACATACAATCTAAGTAACTGTTCACCTTCTTTTAAGGCTGGCTTTTTACGTGGAGGCATATCTCTTTGTCCTTAGAATTTCAGCTGCTACTTCTTCTTCCTCTGTTAAAAACCACTTATATAAATCATAGTTTTCAAGAGTTTTATTTAAAAACTCTATTTGTTCTGTGTACTTATTTATATTAAGTGTATTATTTTTACTTTCGCTCATAGTACTATTTGTTTCCAATACATTTCTCTTTTTTTCAATCATACTGATTAAAGTTCTTATCTCTTCTCTTGTTCTCATTAGAATCCATTTATCTCCTTGTTTACCAACCAATTCTTTCAACTTCTTGCGATGTTTCCTTATTCTGTATTCTCTGAATCTCTCTCTGAAGATACCAAATAGCTTTCTCATAATCTTCTATTCTATTGTTCTTGTAAGGTGCTCTTGCTATATATTTTATAGCATTACCTACATTAAAATTTAAATCCCAATCCTCAATTACATCTATCGCCTCAAACTCACCTTTGTTATAGTGAAACGGATGGTTTATTTTTGTAGATTGTTTTTGCACTGCTGACATAAAAATTTCCTTTGTTTTTTATCCCATAAAGTTTCATCATCAAAAATTTCTTCGCATTCCTCACAATAATATCCATCTTGTGAAAAATCAACAGATTTCTTATTGTTAGAAACACCTATTATGCCACCTATCTTTCTAAGACTATTTAAGTTCATGAAATTAGCATTCTTAAAGAACTATTATTCTGTAACTTAGCTAAAGCCTTCTTTTCTAATTTCTGAACACCCATGGCTGTATAACCTATAATATTACCTACTTCCTTTAGTGTTTTTGGTGTTTCATTGTATAACCCATACCTATGATTAATAACAACTCTTTCTTTTTCTGTTAGATTTGAATTTTCTAAAGCAAATAAAATATGATTCTTTGTTTCTTCTGATTCAATAGTGTTAATAAAATTAGAAGAAAGAGATGATTGAAACTCTATTGCAGAACTCTGAAAATTTTCATCATCATCGTTCTCTACTTTTCTATAAGAACTATCTAAACTTACCTCAAATCTAGGGTATATACCATCGGAAAATTGTGTATTTTCTCTATCTTTTATATACTTGTTTATTCTATTCCAAGGTAGATGAACATTCCTATCTTCATACAAGCATTTCATTATCTCAGCTCTAACCCAATGAATTAAATAAGTTGATGGTTTACCCTTAGAAGGATCATATTTATCTATCCCTCTAACAATACCATATCTGCCCGCAGAAATCATATCAGACCAATCAGCTTGATTCTTATATTTCCTTGCTACATACTCTATTAACCACATATTCTCTTCAATAATCTTATCTTTTTCTTCTTTTGTCATATATAAAACCTTTTTAGATATATAATATAATAATATATTTTATTGTTGTAAACTATTTTCTCTAACTAAAGTAAAAAATCCATGCTTCTCCAATGAATATATAATCTCATCTAATATAAATGCCTTGTCTTCTTCTATTATATCAACATCTATTTCTAATTGATTATATATCCTTTGAGCTATCTCTTCTTTACCAGTTGTTTTCATAAATTCTTCTCATGTACAGTGCAAATTTGATCAGCAGCTTGTAGTAATTTCAATATACGATAAGGACAACGCATAATAGTAAATGAACGATTCTGTTCCTCAAAATATCCATCGTGACTAAATATAGCTACAAACTCATCGTTTGTCAAGGGAAAATTCATCTGTGTCAATAATCTAATACTTCTAAGTGAATGTGTCAAGTAATCATCTAAACTTTCATTGTAGATATATCTATCGCCATTCTTATACCGCCAATTACTACTATCAATAGGTGTATACATAGGAATAATCTCTGATAAATCTTCATTGAAACCACCTATCTTACCTAAATCATGGAACAATCCAGTAATCAATATACTTTCTTCATCACAACCGTATACTGGATTGTTGAGTTCATACATTGTTTTTAGAACATCAAAAGTATGCAGCATAAGGCCACCACTAAAGGCGTTATGATACTGTAGTTTACTAGATGCGGGTGCTGTAGCAAAGTGTTCACCAATCTTATCAAAAACCTGTTCAATGTTAGCCTTCCTTTCCTTACCATGTGTGTCAATCAAATCCGAAATATTCTGTAAAACCTGTTGCAAATCTTCCTTAGATGCACTCATTAACCGAAACTCCTTGTAATAGTAATAAATAATCCAAAAACTCTCTTCTCTTCTTCATAGCTTCAACTTCTGCATCATATTCACATATACTTCTACGCCAATATTTATTTAACCCCTTTACTCTTTTTTTGTCGTTGTTTACATATCTAATGAGTTCGTGTTTATCGTCATATTGCCATGCGTGTTGTAATTCATGGGTAATAATATGTGTTAGATAACACAACTCTGGAAAATCATTTCTTTGTTGTTCAGTATAACATTCATAATCCCAATATACATCTTCATCTAATAACTTTATCTTGTTGTTCTCATAACCATTTTCAGATATAGATATATAATGAAACATATCACCGTGTTCCCTTTTTACCAATGAAATAAACTCTTCATTCATACCTTCGGGAATTCTAGTGTATGCCCTTATATTTGGATAACAATGTAATCCATGACTATTTATTAACTTTTTTTGTGATTTTATAAAAACAGGATGAGTTATACTTTCTTCATATAACTTACTAATAGTATGTTCCAACATCTCATCAATATTGCTATCTATCAAACATTTTACCAACATTTTACATCTCCTATTTTTTTAATGTATATATAATATACCACATTACAAGAGATTTGTCAATAGTAAATAATGCTCTTTTATACTATTATTTGCTCATTTACTTGTTATTATCAGCAGTTATACTTTCCCAAACATCTGTCGTCTTAGGAAACACTTGTCTCATAATATTCTTCATAGCTTTTGCATATTCCTGTATCTCAAATTGCGATGTTTTTTCATCTCTAAGCTCAATAAAATTCATTATAGCTTGAAATGAAGCAGTCCAATATACCTTAGTATATAAGGTTAAAGGAAGTATAGAACGAGCTTGCTCTCTTGCAACTCCCATCTCCATCATCTTCTTATAACTTATAATAGCTTGTTCCTGCGCTTCACACCACAAAGTTCTTGCCATTATTTGATTTGAAACTAAACCATCAGAAGCTTGCTTATTATCTTCACTTTGCTTACGAAAAAACTGAGGATTGTAAAATTCATCATAAGGAACATATCTACCACTAATCTCATTCCATGCATGATCCTTTGTAGAATGAGCAGATGTTGTTTCAATACCGACTACGTGTTTGTATGCCTGTCTCATCACAAACTCTGGTGCTTTTATAATAAACATACAAGTTTGATGCCTAAACGGGGAAAAGTGTTTGTGTTTGATAAGATACTTTATCAACCTATAATCTTTATCAGTATATTCTTCACTATGTCCATCAAACGATACTCTTGCAGCATTTACTGGTGTTAGGTCTGTGCCTAAAGTGCCTACTAACTCTATATAACCTTTATCTAAAACATCAATTCTCATTTCCTTCTTTTCTCCTTTTCCATACTTCTTTCATAGCTATGGATGATTTTTCTGAAATTATTTTTTTGGTTTCTTCAGTATGTTTGTGTCCCCAAGATTTACGAGTATCTTTACCTTTATTCTCTTTCCAATATTTTTTTAAAGCTTCTCTAATTTTCTGTTTATGTTCTTCTGATTTCTTTACACCCTTTTTTGCCATACTATAATTCTTTCTGATTTGTTCTTTATTAGGGTTTTTAGTAAACAAATCTCCACCTGTACCACCATCACTAATATTATAATAAGGTTTCAATTTATCTATCCAGTAAACCTCTCTTTCGTTAACTTCATCTTTGGTATTACAGTGTTCTAATATTTCTCTGTTAAAACTTTCTCTTCCATACTTTGATATGGCATCTTTTAATATTTTTCCACTGCCGAGATAATTTCTACCATTGATTTTATGTTGTCCAATATAGAATTTTCCATTTTGTTTGTTTACAGTTTTATATACGACATACATAGTTTTTCTCCTATTACCATTGTCCTATATAAATATTACCACTAACCTAAAAATGTCATATACAATATAATAAAACTATTTTTGTTTATAAACAGAAAAAGAGGGCAAAATTGCCCCCTTTTCCCTTATGAATATAAACTATTTAGGTTTGGTTGATATTACATCGTCACCTCTGGTAACGGTTACATGATCTCCATCAACATCTACCTTCATACTGGGTTCAGTTCTGTCCAACTTATCCAACTTTTGAATAAGTGCACTTTCCTGTTCCTTTCTATCCAGCTTGTCAATAAGATCACGAATAACACCAAACTCTGGCTTCTCTTCCTTCTCTGTAGCTCCCGCAATGTTAGCTAACATAGAAATAAGAGCAGTCAATGAAGAACCCAATAAACCCATCACAGCAGCTATCTTATCTGCATCTAACACTAAACTAGCTGCAACACCAACAACTACTATGATTGTTATATAAACAAGACCATGTTTACCTATCGCTTTTCCAGCTACTGCTTTCGCAGATGAATTAGCCTCCAAACGACTTAGTTCTGCTTTTACCTGTTCCTTATATAAATCAATGGAACCCATATCGACAGAACTAGTATTATCATCGTCCATCATATATCTCCATATTAAATTGTTTATATATAATAAATATCAGGCAAAAAAAAAGAGGGTGGGAAAAATCCCACCCTCAATTATTAATCTTAAACTAAAGTAGATTAAACACCTACGATAGAAAGATCTGAAACTGTAACCACACCGTAGAACTCTGGACGAACCATCTGTGATGCGTAACGAGTCATTGCACCCTTGCGAGGTGTGAAATCGTTTGGCTCAAAAATGGTTGGTGTGAATACGAGAGGTACATAAGGAGCGTATACGAAACCAGCATCTAGGAATCCTGCGCCCTTGTAACCAACGAGAATCTTGTTGGATGGGAAGTAAGGATCTTTGTATACTGTGAAACGATTGCTTAGTGTACCAACCTTCTCAATACCCATTGAATACTGAACCTCTGTGGGATCAAATGTAGCGTTGGGCTTGAAGTAAGCGATAGCTTCAAGGATTGTAGCAACATCGGGTGATGTTACGATCCAGTTAGCACCACTTCTCATTGTTCTCTTGTGGATTTCATTTGACACTGAAAGAATTGTTTCAGCTAGTGTCTGATACCAATCCTGATTTGTACCTGTGAAACCAAGATTTACTGAGCTTGAGTTGGTTCCGGTTTGAGTTGGGCCGACAGCGCCAGCTGCATACTTACCAGGAACGCGTGACCAGCTAGCAGCTACTGTAGCACCATCAAGTAGTGCTCCAAGAATCTCTCTGTCAATCTCTGTTGAAATGATATCAGAAAGAATTGTTGTCAACTCAACTTCAGCGTCAATAGCGTGATATGCGTTGATGTCCTGTGCTAGTTCGGGTGTCCATGTGGCTTTCAACTTACGTGTAACAGCCTGAACAGGAACACTTGAAACAGCGATGTTAATTTCGGGGATGTTGGCTGTTGACTCAAAATCACCAAGATTGTTTGTACCAGCATCTGTATCAACTGATGTAGCGGCGGGACCAACTAGAACAGCGGCTGTTGTTGATGAACCATCAGCTTTTGTCCAGAAAGGAGCAGATGCAGGATCTAGATTCAACCAAACTGTAACAGTACCAGCACCAGTACCTTCATCAAATGTAGCTGTCGTTAGTGTTGGGTCAATATTACCCATGTATCCAGCAGCAGATATACCAGCAGTAGATGAATTGCTTAAGTTACCAACTGCTGCTAGTCCTCTAAATGTCTCACCCAAACCTGTGTCAGCTGCGGCT